CATTTTTAACTCCTGTTATTTTCCTAATTTAGATCTGCTTTTGATCGTTGTGGATACATTATTTGGTTTATCGTTATTATTGAAAATCAACTCGCCCAAAAGTTTTTGCCCCTCAGGCGAACTTGCAACTTCTCCAATTGAGGTTTTTCCGGCAAGAATTGATGCTTTAAGCATAGCTGGACTAGAAAGAGCCGCTCCGCCCATTCCACCAACTGCCCCACCAATATAGGCCCCATTAACCCCGCCAAGAGATGCCCCGATACCTGCTCCCAGTGTACTTCCCAAAGATGCCCCAAGACCCGATCGACCCGTCTGCTTTGGATTTAAAAATGTTGGATTGGAAAAAGTTCTAGCGGCAGCGAGATCAGAAGCATCCGACAGATAATTTTGTCCAGTGATCTCACCAAGGCGCCTTAGAGCATCAGTATCCATTGGGTTAGACCCAGATCCAACTGCCATTATCTGACTAGGTGGCTTTGTCTTATCTAAGAGCGATGAGTGCATACTCTCGGCTATATCATGCAACTGCGATAACTGGCGGTTTGCATCTACTATCTGCGGCGGACCATAGGTATCCAGAATTTCCTTAGCCTGTCGTCCAGCCATCTTCGAAGCATATGCTGCCTTAGGACCTGCTTGAAATAAATCGCCGTTTTGTTGGTACGCACCCTCGGCCAAATTATACAACTTCTCCTTAGTAGCCTGCAAAGTCTGAAGTGTCATCTTGCCATCGGGCGATTTCTTGTCAATCAGTGACTGTATGCCCTTTATCGCATCAATTTGTTTGGCATCATAAACTGGATCAAGCTGAGACATAGACGTTTGCAAAGATTGCTTTATCGGAGTTGCATCGTATAGTTCACCCGAAGGCATAGCCTGATTACTTGATAGTGCCGCTTCAATTCTATTGCCAAGAGCAAGTCTGGTCTTCTTAACATCGGCCAAAACATTTTCTCGCATATGATTAACGGCCATTTGCGAATCAAACTTACCCTCAGACATATTGTTCTTGATCAAATTCGAAACTTTATCTCCACGCTGAGACAATGCCTCAATCTCTTTATCCGGAACACTCGCTAGCTCACCCTGAATTGATCTAACCTTAGAGCCAATCATTGGTAAAACTTTACCAACAATAGCTCCGCCCATCTCTTGCTCAGTCCCACCCAGAGCTGATTTCCCAAGATCGCTATATTGCTCTTGCCTAGTTTTAGGACCTTCGCCAAACATCGCATTGCTTAACGCTTGCTTAGCCGACTCTCCAGCTACACCACCGGCAGCGCCACCAGCAACAAGTCCAACCGGGCCAAGTCCAACCGGGCCACCGGCTGCAAAACCCAAGGCCCCGCCAACTCCAGCTCCAACCGTTGGTAGAGTATCTATTGCACCCTTCGCCAAACCTTTTGCGCTTACGTCTGGCAAATAGCTTTTTGCTTTGTCGTAATATCCTTTAGCCTTATCTAAGAACGTATCTTCCTTAACAACAGGATGATCGTCCCAACTAAAGGCTTTTGCAGCCCCATTCGCCGCAGCCGTCGGTTGTACTACTGGATGATCATCCCATTTGAAATCGCTCAAAGTGGAACTCCTCCAGCTGCTTTTGCCGCATCAACTTGGTCCGCCGGTATTTGACGAATATTACCCTGAGGATCCTTCATCATCACGGTTCCACCAGCCTGTGCCGGAGCTGCTCTTTCCATGGGTTTATAAGAATCAACCTTTTCTTGCATTACTTGGATGGCAGCTGGGTTGCTCTTATATCCAACGCTTCTACCTTTAAAAATCTGCTGAGCTCTGGCATATCCGTTTTTATCATAAGCATCGCCAAGTCGCTCCAATACACCATGGAAATAATCAACCAGTTCTGGGTTGTTTATTGGAGTTGGATCGCTAGTAAATCTTTGCTTAATCTCAGCTACTTTTTGAGACGCCGTTTGCATTTCGGTCTGTTCAGTTTTACCAAGCCCAGCACTACCGCCACCGGAAATTGCATTAGCAATACCTTGTTGGATTTCATTGATGATCTGAGGAGTAAGAACCGGAGCCGTCTCAAGTGTATGTTTATCGAGATCAACCTGCTGTTTTTGTTTGTTAATCTTGGTCAAAATATTGTCTTTATCAAAATGATCTGCCGCGGATGCTGCGATCTTATCCCTTTGCATATCAACGCCTTGCTGGCGGACATTCGATAAACCAAAAGCTGCATCTGATTTATACTTAGCCTCGCCAAGCCCAGACAGAGATTTAGACAATTCACTGTTCATCAATTGATGGGCTTGCAAACCACTAGTATTAGGATCGGCAAGTACGTCACGAATACCAGATGTAGCTTTTTCAGCTTCCGGAGTTTTTAAAATACCAGAACTGCTAAATGATTCAAGTAATGCGCTAGCTCCGAGCTTCGCATATTTACTCTCTGGAGAATTAGCATCAGCCAATGCCTTCATGGTGTTTTGTTGCTGTGAATTAGCCAATTCATTTTGCTGATTCTGCAGCTCGAGAGCTTTTGTTTGTTGATCATGCAACTGACCGCCCTTAAAGGCGCTATATAAATTAGCGCCAGTACTGGCCAATGTCGCGAGCGTTGACAGAGGCGTCTCATGAGACTGATATCCTGGAAGCATCACCTGCACTGCCATTAGTAGCTCCTTTGACCAAATCGTCTTTGAATTGCCTGGTATGAATCATCGGGAGTTTGAGATCCATAAGTTTGATTATTTAAATTATAATCACCAAGATAATTGTTAGTACTGTACGGATCTTGCGAACTGCCGCTCAAGTTATAATCTTGCCCAAGCATACCTGGCTTATAATTAACGTTATCGCCCCAAGATCCAGAACCACCACCAGAAAAACCGTTCGCTTTTCCCGCAAGGCCTACGCCCTGATTCAGAGTGCTTAGAGATTCATTCCTGGGATTCATCGCCGACATCCCGCCGATAACCCCTCCGGCAACAGCACCCCATGGACCAAATGACGATCCAGCGGCAGCACCACCGGCAGCGCCACCTAAGAAGCTACCGAAACCAGGCTGGCTCTGAGCTTGAGGAATATTAACCTTTACACTCATACGACCTCCCCGTTTTCACGAACGAACTCGTGATTGCCGCCGAGATATTCAAACATCTTAAGCCAGAATGTTTTTATCGGTGCGAAGATCCATCCGAGTTTATTCTCGCCGTAATACCATTTTCCGTACGACACAAGAGGATCTGTCATCGCTATACGGACAGCAAACTTAATGAGATTCGATTTTCGCATTAATGGAACTAGGACCTCAGCTAACTTGTAGTAGCCGCGTCTGTTACCCTCAGTCATATATTCTTCACGATATCTACGAACGACTTTGTCCATAACGCCGTTTCCATATCTTGCCTCTAAGAATATAAAGCAACAGCCGCCACCACCACCGCCCGATTGTTTTGCAGCAGTCTGTGCGTTGACTTCGTTCGCCCACTGATCAAGAATCTGCTGGTTCTGACCCATGGCCAAACTTCTACCGAACTGGCTTTCGTTTTCACCGAGACTTCTATTAAACTGGCTCTCTTGTTGATTCATCTGGTTCTGATTGCTGTCGATTCCTGACATTGCTCTCTCGGTAGCCTCTTGTGTATTTCTGCTACTATCAGCCAATGCCTGAGTATACGCTCCAGAATTCAAATTTCCCATGGCGGCATATCGTCTCGTAATAGCATCAATTCCCTGTGCTCCTGCCGCCTGAGCCGCATCTGTAGCTATTTTTCTCTGAGAATCGTAAACAGCATTGTTTGGGCCCGGGCCTTGTAATCTTGTTGGAAGAGGCGCATTTGCATCTGGAATCGCTACCTTCAATGCATTTATTTGATCACTCGTAGTAGGACTTACAGGAGCGCTAATAGCGGCGGATTGTAATTTTGGACGGTTTTGATCACTTACATACATACCCATTTTTAGAATCTCCTTAATAAAATCATCGGTAACCCTTGATATTGTAAAGCATATTTAGTCCGTGGACTTTAAATTTCTGATTGGCCACGTTCTGATTGCTGAACTTAAATTTAATCCTTCTACCCCTGGCGTTTTGCAAAAACACTCTCTGCTCTCGCTGATTGCTGCCACCGCCCCAACTGCTAGTTCCCCAAACCATAGAACTTCCCCATAACGTGGTTAGAGGGTTTAAACTAATAGGAATCGACGATCCAGATCCAGCATCAGAATCAACCAAATACGTAAAGTTCATGTTGTACGCGCCTGGCATATCTACTAGCAAATTAACGTATCTAAAATCTTTAAATAAAGAGGTATCTGAACCCTCGACATCAGTCTGATCCCCGGAAAACTCCTTGGTAACTAAATAAGAATTAATAGCTGCACCGTCGTCGTTATAAGCGCCGCTCTCAGCCTTATAAACAAAGCCAGTAGCATCTGCCGTACCGAAATAAAGATTGCCGCCGTATATCGCGAACTGAGCCGGATGCATTCCGTCGAACGGACACCACGACTCCGTCTGGTTCTTCTTAATGTTGCTCATCGAGAAGTCCATTTGATAAACTCGGTTATTAGACGTTGCCGTACTTCCCCATGTCACCGATATCCATGCTTTTTTCTTATACACAACGCCAGATATATTGCTCAGATATGCACTTTGTACCGTATACATATCAGGCTCAATACGATCCGAAGTTAAGTCAGATCCAGCCGTTGAAACGGTTAAGAATGCTCTTGAAGTATCTAAAACGTTACCTGAAAACGCCCCAATGCCCGTGAACACCTGATCTTGTACCGCCGGGAACAACAACTTATTGTTATATTTCAAAATGCAAAAAGGCGACTTTGATCCATAGGACGAATTTGATACTATTGGCCCAACCCAGTTTGCTGGAGTACCGTCGGTCAAATATAAAAACCATACTGACCGCTCACAGAAAATAACAATCGAGTTATTATAATACGCAAGCCCCTTAATTAAATCAGATGAGTTATCACCAACCCTGAAAAAACTCGTTGCCTTCCAAGTATATGGGCTGCCAGCTTCCGAATACCAAAGAAAGTTACCATTGCCAGAATCATTACAAAACAACCTGCCTTGAGCGTATATTATGGTGTTGTACTTAGGCGGCTCTCCGTTGTCAGTTGGACCCTGAACAGCCAAGGATGTGTCAGCTATATTATCGTTGAACGTCGCTGTACCATTTGTGAACGTAGTAACTCGATAAAAAGGCGTTAACGAATTGGCCTTTGTTCTATACAGATAAACATTGTTTACACCATAACTGACCGGAGCTGTTGCAAAGTTAGATACTGTGTTTTGACCAGATGTCGCCGATATTACGAAAGTCGTAGAAAGAGGGCCAACGTTTCCTTCTACCACATTCGTGTTCACATATGAGTAAGTGTACAAATAGTTTCCGCTAGCAGTAAGATTACCAACTCCGTTTGAAACTACAGTCGCAGTTTGCGTCGGAGCCGGAACTCCATGCCTAGTAAAAGCGCCATTATATTTGTAGGCGTTGGCATTTCCGTTACCAAAAAATATGTAATTTTCATCTTCAACAGCAGCAACCCTAACCCCGGCCGTAAACACGCTTTGAGCCGAAGGCACAGTCGTGAAAGTTGATCCCGCAAGGGTATACATTAACCCACCGAAGAATACGCACATGGTCTCTGTATTTGTATTCGTTCGATGCGAATAAATTCCGTCGCAAGCGAAAGACCCGACAGAGGTCGTATTTAGCTTCTGAATTCCCTGCCTGGTCTCGGCAGCTCCAGCATTGAACACGACATTCAGGCAATCTGAACTTTCGTTATCAGCTATGATCGATGGAGCATATTTATTATTTAAGCCACCATCGAAAAGTTGACGACCGCCAACAGGGAAAACCTTCTTCATACCGGTCCTGAAAGTGTTACAGCCAAATTATCTTCGTTCTGTACTATTGTAAAAGCATCACCACGTTTTTGTTTTTGTACGTTTCTCTTAGCCCTAGCCTTAGCCTGATCCCAACCTATCTTATAAGCTGCTGCCATAGTCGGATCTTTGTCCTTCAGATACATATGCATCACCACGAAATCGACGATATCCATATGATAATTCGTTGGAACATCCAAAACACTGGTGGCAGTAACTACTTGTGGCTCATTGTAAGAAAATATCTTAATCGTACATCCAGTCGTATCAGGACCAGGACGCAGATATAAATTGTAATTAAATACGGTATAGAACTGAGGAGAACCAAGTGTCGTTGATGCCACGTTCACCAGCGTTAGAGCATCGTCTTCACGAAATGTAATTGGCTCAAGCTTTACTCCAGCACCTGACAAATTGATGTATTCGACCCTCTTGATAGACCTTGTCTGCGTTGGAAATGAATATTGTCTCGTTCCAGATGTTGTAGTTGTCGTATATATTGCCTGAATCAAATTCATTTCGTTCGAAAGCTCCAGCTGACCTTGATAAATCAAATTGTATATCTCAGCCGAAGTGAAAAACGTGTCACTTGCAGCGTTGTATTTTGCTCTTGCGGCTGTCTCAATTTCAGATGGACTCATGTCGAAGTACTCCAAGAAATAATGCCAGTAGTGGATGTCGCCCACGTCTGAGCTGCGTTCGTTGATTGTACATATGTAGGCGTTACTGCGTATTCGTCGTTTGTAACGCCACCGGGAAGAACTAACAGATAATGTCCGGATCCATCACCAAGATGCTCATCAATACCGCCCTGTACAAAGGTCACGGTATTGTTACCAACAGACACAGTATCAAATGATACGTCTGAACTAGTACTTGAAAGCGGAAGTGCATCTAGGTTTACGGTAACGGCATCCGTTGGCATATTGAAATTTGTGTTGCCGCCGTTGCCCCACAAGTCAGTGCCCCATTTCATAGGAGCTGACCATTTAGTAGATGGTTGTTCGCCGAAAAATAAGATGGTGCTTGCTAATGATTGCGTAAAATCTGCCACAAGCTCCCCCCATTTAGCTTAATGTTATCTGGGCTGTAACAGTTAGCGTGTCTCCGGCGCCTTTGTTAATCACACTCTTCGTGTATCTTGCATACATGACACCAACAGAGCTTGAATTAAATAAACCATACTCCGTAATTGCGCCAACACCACTGCCGGTCGCAAACGTAGCCTTGATCTGATAAATCTGAGAAGTAATGTAACTAACCGTTCCTGTAGTTCTGATAACCTCGGTATTTAAAGCCGTATCACCAGCGGTTTCAGTTGTAACGCCAGTACCAATCGCTATGTACTTTACCGTGAACTGAGAAGCTGCAGCCGCCGCACTGTTTAGGAAAACAGCGAGAGCGTCCTTGCCAACAGTGGTAACTACGTTGTCACCACTTTGAACATCTTTTAGATTACCATCTGGACCATATAGTTTGGTTTCCCATTTACCAATGATTCGGAAATAACCTTCCTTGGCAGCTTCCTTTGGATCAACCATTTACCTCGACTCCCGTCGTCTTTGCAGGACGACCCCTCTTCTTTGCAGGGACCTGCTTCTCGGCCTCAAAATCAGTTACCATAGCCTCGGCATGTTGTGCCTCAGAGTGCTTCACTAAAGCGCCCTCTGTGCTGTAAACCTTCTTACACAAATTGCAAGGATAGACCTCTTGTCCCTCTTCTTCCAATTCGTCCTTTTCCTCTTGCTTTAGAGCATCAACTTTAATCATTTTAAATGAAGTTGGGTCTTGAGTCCCGTCACCCTTAATCTTAATTGGAGCAAACTGGCCCTTGAATTCATGAGCCTCATAGAACTCCATTTCGATATATCCCTTAGACGGAATGACGATATCCTCGCCTTTGAACTTTTCTTTCCATTCAACCGTATTGTTATTCCAAACCTTAACCTTCATTTAATTTCTCCTTTTTAAGTTATTAACTTCCTGAACAAATTATTTTAAATCCAACTCCGCCACCGACAGTATCGGAAGCTACGAATCTTAAGAACGGAGCCGCCGCTCCAGCACCCAATAACTCGACAACCCCGCCATTCGCACCGACACCACTGGCGATAGAAATGGCATTTGCCTGAACTGTAGCAGTATTGGGAACAATCGCGAATAGATTGAAAAACGAGGTTCCACTGTTTGGTGATACCTGAACTACAATCTGCGCCGACGTGCTCATCGTTGGAATGACTACTGACACCTTCTCCCAAGATCTGGTTAGATTTATCCCAGAACTCGTTGAAGTTCCAGACGCAATAGTATCCGCATAGACTACGGGCAATTGATAAGCCATCTTGGCCCCCTTTTAGTGACCGACAGCGATCACTGTGAAAACGTCACCGCTCGCAGCACTGCTCACCATGATCGATCCGTTGGCAGTAGCGCTAGCAGCATTAAGATTTCTCTTAACTTTAATCCCGGCTGTACCCATTGATACCGGGCAAATTGCAACCGCCTCAACAACGCTTAATGGTGTAACGATAACGCCGCTTGCAGCATCTGTCGTCACATCGAAAGCCGTCATTACTTTATTGCCTTCATTGTACTGATATAGTTTTGTTACCGTGTAAGCCATTTCTTCTCCTTAAAACAGAATTTTTGGTTCTGCCGTTTCTGGTGTAAACATTTGATCGGTTAATTCTTCGTGCATTCGATACATAAATAAAAACCTGGCAAGTGGCATTTGCTGGATATCCACTATGTTGCCCTCTGCGAATGCGCCAAAGCAGCCACCCTCAGAACAGTTAATGAATATCTGCGGGCTCTGAACTGACAACTGTTCGAACCAACCCTTAAAATTCGCATAGCTTTGCCATGACAATCTTTTATTCCCATACACGTCCACTAGTTTGATGACGTACCCCAAATTCTTGTCATATTTAGAGTCCCACGGATGGAATTTATTGTCATAAGAAAAACAAAAATCAGCACCCACAAAGGCAATTGGACAGCATCCGAGAAAACCACGAGCCAAATATAAACAAGCCCCGAGAACGTTCCCGCCATTTGAGACATAGCATTTAAAAGGTTCAATTTCATCGATCTCCTTCATTAGACCTGCGTCTGGAAGTGCCCCGTTGAACAAATAAATCTCGCCTTGCCATTTTTCTAATAATTTAGGTGGTGATCCAATATAAGCAATCAGCTTCCTATTCTTAGTCATAGCCCAGTATTCGTCAGCAGTCTTTGTCCCGCCCTCACATACCTCATCGACAACAACGTCACCCGCATCAAGGCTTACGTAAAAATCAGGTCTAGCATCGTTATCTTCCATCAAATGGAAATTATGCAGACACGACAAAAGTGGGATGTCTCCACGGTCTTTCAACTGATGCACATTCTCTTTCAGAGACGGGCCAGATCCAGCTATGACACAAGGCTTATGCTCGAATTTCTTAAACAACTTGCCAGCAGAATAGTCCTTAAATGACCCAAACTTACCCTTGTTGGCCTTCATGTTTGATAACCAAGTGTTTCTCCATGATTTTACCGTAATATCGTCATTCGTACATGCCTGCGCATACATCTGCGCCGGAGGAGTTGGGAACTCTAAAATCTTATTCTGATACTGCAAAAGAATCTGTGCGTACTTTGGCTTCTTTGAGTTGAGCAAGTGCTCTGGCAAGACATTCATTAAATCTCCTTTAATTTAAGGCCCCAAGCACCATTGCTCAGGGCCATTTTGTAATTTTATAAACTAGAACTTGAAGAAGGCAGCGTTAGTAGCTGTAACCGCTCCAGAAGATACAGAAAAAATTGCTTTTCCGTATACTGGTCCAGTAAATCCAGTGGCACTCGATTTGTTCGAGAATGTACCATCGACTCCGCCAGCAATAATGTTACCAGTAGAGAATGAATCATTCGCTCCAGCAACAAAACCTGAGAAACCTTGATACATCAGCCAACCGTAAGTACCAGTTGTCAATGTTGCATTCTTCGCAATACCGATCATCATGTCACTTCCAGTGATAGATGAAACAGTAACGCTATATCCAGACACACCAGATAATACCGCTCCCATGCCTTGAGAGATTTGCGAGTTTCCAGCGTTGTAAACATAAACATACTGGTTGCCGGCAGAATCGCCCCAAAGAGTACCAGGGATCACAGTATTGGTGGCTGTAACGCTTGACGGGGTCTCGTTCGATCCCATCACCGGTGAAATTGGTTGTAAAAATGTAGCCATAGTTTTTCTCTCCTTAGCCTGTGATACCGGTTAATGCAGCCTGAAGACGTGCATTGGACGTGCCGTAAGCACCAAGCCAATAGATCTTAGCTACCTTAACGTTTTGGTTGATTGGTTTTTGGAATGGTTCAAATCTCATGTCCTCGTCTTTATGAACCCACAAATGAATGTAGTCTTCATTCAACATGAACATATAGTTAGACGGACAGTGAGAGTCCGGAATCACTGGCGCACCGTTGAACAACAATGATGCAAAACCGCCAGACGCTGTGTCTGAATCGGAAAAGCGCTGTTGTGGCTGCAACAAAGCATAATAACTATTGTAGATCGATCGAGTAGTGATCAACACGCTTGGAGAAGCTGCATTGATGGTCGCCAAGTTGAATTGGGTCATCATAGCCGCCATACTTAGTGTGGTTGTACTAGAATCGATCTGTGATTGCCACCATGAGTTGGTAGACTGAGAAATACCACCAACTGTATTGCTGGCAGATACGATCTGTCTCAAACCAACGATAGACTTAGCATCTGTAGCATTGCTGAACAGACCAACGCCTAGCAGGTCTTCCATTTGCTTCTCTGCAATCTTAACCTTGTTCTTCACAAGACCTAAAATCGCTGCGTCACCTGAGTTTTTCAACTCATCAAGACGAGAGATTGAAATGTTGGTGTACAACTGTTTCCAAGTGTACTCAGCAGCTGTGATCTGATCATTGTCTGAAGTCGACAATGTATCATACCCAGCATACCATCCAGAAGCGGTTGGTACAGCGTAGTTCAAAGGAACCATTGCAGAAATACCGCCATCTACTTTTTCATAAGATTTCTTCTTATGTCGTTGTAGAAGCGGATTCGAGTTGAAAACGTTATCGTACATTTTCGGGACGTAGTATTTCAGCGTAATTGCCGAAATTTGGTCATACGTAAGTGCCATTTTATACCTCTAAATTGGGTTAGCCAGATAATCCCATATCCTGTAAGATTAACTGGTGAATTTGGTCATAGTTTCTGCTTCTTAAATCAGGACCTTTTCTGCTGTCCATCGCCGGAGTTGGATCTTTGCCAAGTAATCCCGCTTTGGTCTTAGGTGAGATTCCAACAGTCTCTCTACCCTTAGATTCAGACATCTTTTGAACCTGATCAAAACAGTAATCCCTAAAAGCGGCTCTAAAGCTTGGAATACCATTTCTGGTAGCGTGCTCTAATATTTGATACTCAAGGGAGCTGCCGTTCTGGTTCTTTGCATCAAAATCGATATTCGAATATTGCTTTCGAATGGAATTGATTTCGGAATCCAGACTTTGATCGGCCATCTGTATCTTTTGATTTTCTTTTTCTTGTTTCCACTGCGAAAGATCCTGGTCATGAGCCTCTATCTTTTGGATAAGCTCAGGAGGGATCCTGAATTGCTGTTGAGTCGCATCTGCTTGCTGAGGCGTGGCGGGTGCGCCATATTGAGATTGCTGCCAGCTAGTAAATAACGACTGCCATTTATCGGGATTTGCTTTTGCCCATTCATCTATGGGCTTGTACGTTTTATCGTACGCTTCATATGATTTAAATTTAGACTCGTAATCAGATAGTTTCTTGGCTAACTCACCAATTTTATTGGGAGCCGAAACACCTTGTTGTGCCCAGCGCTTTAGACGCTCAACATCGCCTCTATACTTTCGCCCCTCTGACTCAAACTCATATTCTTGCGGGGGAGCACTTTGCTCAACTTGGGCCGGTGCGGTTTCCTGAGGAGTAGCCTCCATGGGAATTTCATTATTAGTTGATTGATCAACCGAACTTAAGATCGACTCAATCTCAGCATCTACTTCTGGCATAGTTTACGTTCCTTTATTTTTAAATTATTAAATTTTTAATTACTGAATTAAACTACATCGGGGACGGAATCGCGCCCTTATTTCCAGCAGCCTCAGGTGGAACTGTCTGACCTTGGCCATCGCCCATTGGCTCCTCAGATTCATTATCTGGATTTTGAGCACCCAACGATTCCATTAATTTCCCGAACATATCGTCAATCATCGTAATCATTTGCTTCTCTTGAGGAGAAGTCGCCTTGCTATTAATGATTAGTTTGTGAACTTGATCGAGAGCATTATCTACGCTCATTAGAAATTTAGCAGCACCAGCTCCGCCGCCGGCAACATCGGCTGGCTCTTGTGGGATTGGTCCTTTTGGGGGCATTCCTTGCGAAGGAGGCATCGGTCCTGGCATTAACACACCATATCCTTGGGGTATTTAAGTCGTTTAGAATCTATTTCGTCACTTTTTTGTATTTTTTTCAATATAAAAAGCGCTAATTAATTATCTAGGCGGTTGGGCCTGTTGAGCCTGTGCCGCCTGAGCCATCGCATCTTGCTTTTCTTTCATCCTTTGAAGAACAGCCTCTTTATTTGGATAATCCAATGCAGTTAATAACTCTTCAGCATCAATTACGCCGCCTCCGGGGGGAGGAGCTATCGTATAAAGCTTCATGGCCTTTGTTCCAGCTTCGTTTTTACTAAATGGCAATGACGATCCGGTAGATACACGAACGTCTAGTTGTCCATGGATCTCAAAAGAAGTCGCCTCTAAATCTTCAGCGATCTTTCCAGTTTCTAAATTTTGTGTGAAGTTCCTAACGACCGCTTGCTTCTTTGGTTTTCCGTATTCGTTCATAACCGGATTTCCTTCGGCATCTAAAACGTCTTCTACGTGGAACTTAAAATATTTAAAGCCGCTATCGTTTCCAATTACCCGTACAATCTTCGGAGCTGAATAAAATTGCATTACCCTCTCTACGTACATTTGACCCAAGTCCTGAAGAAATGCGTCTAAATGTCTAGCCTTAAGCCTTAACCTTGTCTGCGCTGCCTCTTGAATTGCCGTAATGGCAGATGCCGCTGTGACTGAATTGTCTTCGACCGGTCTTGTAATATCCTTGGCTCCTGAAATTCCATCGAACATCTGACGGACCCTGTCCAAAAGGGGCAGAATATACGGCTGAAGGGCTACGCCTTCTTCGCGTCTGACTTCAGATCCCGGCTCTTTCTCAACGACTAGACCTGGGCGATTGAACAGGTTATCAGCATCAACGCCAGCGGTTGTATCAACAATCCAAATTGGATTTCCCATCAATGTCATTACGTCCAAAGTGAATGAAATGACTTTGTTGTATATCTTGTTCGGGCCCATTAATTGCTCAACCTCAGAGATTCCCCAGAACTCCCTCGGTAGCGTATAATTGGAAATCCCAGCATATGGGAACTTCTTATCGTCGTATGGATTCTCCCCATCGAACAATAAACAGCCGGAAGCGACGACAATCTTTCTGCCGTTAGGACATTTCTTCTTCTCTTCGGGCTGTTGAGCTCCCGAAACGCCCTCTAATGGTGCTCCCATTGAATGGCCAATTGTAGGATTGGCAAATGAGGCGTTATTGGAATCTGTGATTGGATCACGATCACCTTGATTATCCTCGTCTTCGTAATTCTCAGGCGCAATATAACAAGTGATCTTTAAGCATTGGTTTCGATCAGTTAGATCGTAGCTGCCGTTATTATCCATAATCGCCCTGTTATCTACGGGAGATTTATATCTAGCCTTATCAAGGTTCGTCTTATCACCATTTTCAAGATCAACGATGTCTGACTTTATGTATTGGGCGTGCTTTGGATAATCCTTTTTCAGTACCTCAATATCTACAGGTTCTGATTCAATCCAATACTTACACTTTTTATTGCAATCAATAGCTGCAGGATCCGGGTATTGATAAAATGGATCTTTGGAAACAAACTCGATCTTAGGACCGCCGAAGTCACCAGTCGGATCAACCTCTAATGCTCCAATACCTTTCCCATAAAAGTTGGAGTCGTAGAGGATCTCAGTCAATACCTCTAACCAGTTGCCTCTCTCCCAGTCACTCTCACTCACTTTATTCATAATCTCAGCAAACTCAGTATCTAGTGGATTGCTGGGGACGAACTGCATCCTAGGTCTTGCGTCTGTTTGAATTGGAACAGTACTTTGGATACTCTCAAACACCAAATTGATAACTTCGCTATGCCTATAGCTTGGCCGCTGCTCTCGCCATTGTTTTCCACGAAAGAACTTATAATACTCAAGCCATTTACCATCGTATTTTGAGCGATTCAGTTTCGCCTTTTTATACAAGCTGTCCACAAGACGAATCGTCTTTTGCTCATCTGGAGTTGGCGTATATCCAACCGGATTGGTCGTGTTAACGTTCTTTGCCGACTGGTGTTCCGGTGTGTAATCTGTAACGTCTTCCATTTATTTTTCCTTCAATGTGCTCAATCGATTCAACTTCTCTATCTTTTCAGGCCTGGTCATTTCCACAACACTCTGTCCTGATTTCTTCCAAAATATCATAGGAACTCTATTTATTAGATGGTCTACCTGGTGCCTTAAGAAAATGTTCTTTCTATTTGTGAAATGCAAAAACAGTGGCCATCTGGACACCTTTGCCACGTCGTCATTCTCAAATATGATTACAGTTTTCATAGAAATCTCTCTAACCTTTAAAAAGCCGCGACTTCAGCCCAGCAGAAATCTATATACCATGTTATTCCCATCGATGTGACATTGAGCACCCTGTTTTCAACGATCATACCTTCGTTCTGTATGAATACGAAAGGGTGAGATCCGTTCGCGTCATCAAAACACTCATATGGACCCCACTGTGGTGGCTGATACGTAGCCGTCGCCACACCGGCAGTAACCATGTATGGTAGTGTAGCAAAGAACTGCGTATCTTTAGTTAACGTGCCACCGGTCATACCCGCTGCTGCCCCGGATAAGGTTAGGTGACGT